GATAATTGTAGTAATTATCATATAAAGTTTTTCGATCCCAAGCATGACAGAACTTATACCCAGTCAGAATGGGAACAAATCATTACAGATGGTAAAGAAGCTTTATATAAAGCTTTGCAAGTAGTTAGGGAAGATCCTAAGTTTTTTGCATAAACACCCCTTTCTATAGATGTTTTTACTCAGATAGAGTAACACTCTCTTCTACGCTAGAAGTGAAGTTACCAAGTTACCAAGTTACAACCCTTATCAGCTACCAAATAAAGGTAACTTAGAGGTAACTTATACATTTATAGAAGTTACCTTTTTATATTTACAAACATAACTCGCATTGCATGAGATGATTAAATATTGTATAGTTTCTGGGAAGAAACATCTATTGAACAGGTGCATTATGGAAGAAAACAAAGAATTGCAAGAACAAGTACATATACCAGAAGCGTTGTCGGATGCGTTGTTTCACCCTAAGATAACAGGAAAACAAAGAAAGTTTGCATTACTATTAGTTCACTCTGAAGGTTTGCATACTGCTACGCATTGTGCGATTCAGGCTGGGTACGCAAAAGATTCTGCTGTTGTGAGAGCTTCAGAGCTGCAGCATCCTGAAAAATATCCTTTGGTTGCAAAAGCTATTGAATCGGAAAGACGAGCTATTGTTGAAAGGTACAAGTGTACACAAGAGAGGTCATTATCTACATTGGCTAGAATTAGAGATAAAGCGTCTGAGTCAGGGAATTGGAATGCTGCCGTAGCTGCGGAGACTCGCCGTGGTCAGATTGCTGGGTTGTATGTGGATAAGAAAGAAATCCTTACAGGCACGATAGATTCGATGTCAAGAGATGAAGTAGAGAAGAAGCTGCAGGATCTAAAAGAACAGTACAGTATTGAAACTACGTTTGAAGAAGTAAAAGAATTAGAAAATAAGTCTTGACTATAAGATTAGATGGGACTATAGAGAATATAAGACTGGTTTCTGATAATGAAAAGTTGCGATGCACTCAGTGCTATTAGTCAACGCTACAGGCTACCAGATGTAAAAACATACCTGTCCCAATGAATTAACATTGTGGGTATAAAATATGCCAGTCTTAAAAAAAAGGAGAAAGTATGAGTATGAGAATAGAGCCTAATGGTAAAATAGTAGAAATTAAAGAAACTAAAGAAGAATTTATTAGGGAGATTAGAGAATTATTAAATGCTAATGAGAAGGTTGTTCATGTGGAACTAAACCAGATTGTTGACATGGTGCATGAAGTTGCGGAATCTTGGAGGTATTAGTATGCAATTAATAATAATTAGACCAGATTTGTATGAGTATGTTTCATTACCTATGACAGACGAATTGTTCTGGCGTAGAGTAGAGAACTTGAGACGTGCAGCTTTGACTGCTGAAGCTTTTGAGTTTAGGTTATTGTATTATAATCAAATGTTAGAACTGATGAAGAGGCACCCATGAAGAAGTATCATCAAACAATAGATGTGGAAAAGCATGAAGAAATATCTAATACTTATGAGTTAGGATGGTGTGAATCTATTCTAACTTTTGTTAGTTTAGGTGGTGGTAAAATCTTTATCTATGTAGTGTTGGCTGTGTTTATGTTGTTCTATTTTATATGAAACCAGAAAGTAAATTCTGGAAACAAGTTAAAGAAAACTTACCAGATATACACTGGACAAGGTTTGAAAACTGGGCGGCGCAGGGTGTACCAGATTGTTATGGAATCAAGGACGGTATATCGATTTGGGTGGAACTAAAAGTAATTACAAGTAATAAAATAAATTTAAGTCCTTTTCAAAAATCGTGGAATTTTAACCATAGTTTACAAGGCGGAAGGAACTTCATTATAGCCACGACCTTCCCTCAAAGCTTACTGTATATCTTTTCGGGATCCGTGGCTCTCTCCATTGGCTCCATTGCCAACCTTCCCCCACATTATTGGTCAATAGACATGGTCCGCGGCACGGGCTGCTGGAAGCAGGTGGCAGAGATCCTTCTCCATTCCCCATTGCCGAAGCCAAAAGCCCCACAACAGTAGTACCAGGAGCTGGTGCAGCGTCCCAGGCAGCTGGAGCTACTGCATCTCCATTTGCATCGCCGGAAATCCGCCAGATGAACAGGTATGATAGATCCTGCAGCTGGGTCCGGAACCAGGATGGCATCACCGTCATCTCCATTTCCATTGTTCATCCCCAGAAACCCAGCGTAGTATAGTAACTACCAACGTCCCCCGCAGCTCAGTCTGCTGATGGGCATGCCGTATGAATTTCCATTGGCAGAAACCAAGGGGTTTCGAGGCACAGTAGTAACCTGAAGCTGCACCTGCAGCCAGGAAGCTCAGATGGTAGCTGGTTTACGCATCCCCATTGCCCAAGTTCCGCGGGTCGTGGTACTATAGTAAGTAGATGACACAGGTAACCGGCGTGGCAGGAAGCTGGTGTGGAAAAAAGTTTTCTTACTACTTGACTATCAAAAGAAATGGGACTATATAAGTACCTGAGTCAGGAGCTGAGGAGAACCTACGGGCTTCCATAAGCAGATCCGTCTGCCAGACGCCCTGACTCATCATGCTGAAGCGAGTGACCCGATAGGCGAGAGGCGCAAGCAGTAAGGGGTTGGTGACAAAGTCATCACGAAAGGTGCGAGTCCTTAGGCCAACCCCATTATAGAAAGGAACAACATGACAGAGACTGTAACAGTATTAAAGAAAGATCCATCCTGCAGCGAGCTGGTAGCGCAGCAGTGGGAAGATAGACAGGAAGACCTGAAGGACCCAGAGTACGAGGCACTGGGCTTTGACTATGTAGCTCCGCATACGTGGGACGACCAACCAGAAGGGTACTGGCGCTGGCAGTTCAGCTGGGGCGGGCCCAGCGACGAGCTTCGCGGATACGTGAACGAGCACCGCGAACTACATCGCCTGGAGTACTGGTACCTGGACTGGGGTGATGGTGCTTTTGTGCAGGTGAAGCCGGACGCTGATGCCTGGACTCAGATGCAGGAGATGATTGGCTGACATGCATTACATTCTAATTACATTGGCCATCTACATTGGTTGTTTTATAGTCTTCCCGCAGCAGGTAGCTGCGCTGACTCTGCTGGGAGCTGCGTGGTTCACCAGTCTGGACATATGGCAAACGGTATCTTGGCTACCTTGAGGCTGCATCTCCATTCCATCGTGGCTCGTGGTCCGGTCCTACTATAGTAAGAAGAAGATTCCCCCGCCGGAAGTTCTGCTGAAGCTAACCTGTGGAAAATAAATTAAAATAAACTATTGACTTCTAATAAAATGGGATTATATAAGATGTATTAACTAGAAAGACGAAAGGAAAATAAAATGTCAAAAGCTGTTAATATAATTGAAGTACTAGAAAAGGCACAACAAAGCCCAGCTAGTGTAAGTAAGAAAAATAAACAAGCTGTTATAGACGCTTATGGTCGAGCGTTAACAATGCAGAAAGTTCTAGCAGACTTTATTAAAGTCAATAGACAACTGATGATAGACTTGTCTATGAGTGAAAATGCAAACCTATTGCATGGAAGGGATTACTCACTTCATGTATCACAAAAATTGGGTGCAAAGATTGACACGCAACTCGTTAAAGAAAAACTTGGCGAGATTGCATATCATCAATGCAAAGTGCCAACGCAATATAAACAAATACAAGCTATGCCTTTATCGGAAAGCACAGTATCACGAAACAAAAAAGCTACGATTGATGAAGTAGCTGATTTTAGAATTTCTGCTTAGTACCGATTAATTGCCTAAGCAGAAAACTAATTGTCAACTTTAGTTCAGTCGACAATCTAGGGGGCGATCCGTTCGCCCCTTTTTTATGTCTGCATTTCCATTGTCTGCGACTTCGGTCGCCTACCTAGTATATTAATTCAGGTGCACACCCCGCACGGAGTTCCTGTCGTTGTTCATCTGCATTTCCATTCCATTCGACAGCGATCAGCTTACCTAGTATAGTATAAGGAACAGCACTGGGGGGAGTTGGTTGGTCGTTTGACCTGTGTAAAAAAAAAGAAAAAAGAATTTGACTATAAGATTAAATGGGAGTAAGAAGTTAATTAGAAAGGAGAAATCAAAATGCCAGATAATGATGACGACTTATCAAGAAGATTAGCAGTAGTTGAGCAGACCTTTGGTCTTAGACCTGTTAATAACAACCAAGTAGTTAATCAGACTAATGAGCCAATACAAGCGACTCATACTGATAACATTAATTGGAAAGCTTTGTACAAAGTTTTAGAAAGCGAAGTTGAAACAGTTGTGTTAGATCCTAACTGTCCTCAGTATGTAAAAGATTGGGGCAATAGAGTTATGCAAAGATTAGCACAGTTCATACCAAGATGAAGTTATTAATAGCTTTAATCTTGTTTATGATGTCAATGCAGTTGTTGATAATGTTTACTAGACTACCATACTAACAGTTTCCCTCGAGGGCTGGCAAAAGGCAGGTTATTACCTGCCTTTTTTTATGCCTACTATTCGTTCCTGCCACGCAGCGTGGCAGCTGCTACCATCTCTTCCTTCAGGTGATGCTTCTCATCAGTAGAAGACTAAATCAACATTAGGTACTTACAACCGATCTCAAACACCATATCTTGTGTCCGAACACCCCACCCCCAGCTTTATGCCCGTGCTTCTGTGGTTTTTCCTTTAGTCTTGAGTTTTAGACATACACAGAGTAGAATATAACTTTTTTATGAAAAAGTCTCAAATACCAACGGATGTTTTAAAATACGAATTAAGGAAATTACAAATCAAAGTAGCGGAGGAGTCCCGTTCCTCCTACCTTACTTTTGTAAAAAAAGTTTGGCCTGATTTTATCGCAGGTAATCATCATAAAATATTTGCAAAGAAACTCGAAGATGTTTCACGTGGAAAGATAAAAAGATTAATTGTAAACATGCCACCTAGACATACAAAGTCTGAGTTTGCATCCAATTTATTTCCTGCGTGGATGATGGGAAAAAATCCTAAATTAAAAATTATTCAGACGACACACACGGCAGAACTATCGTATAACTTCGGCAGAAAGGTTAGAAACCTATTTGACCAACAGGAGTTTAAAGATGTTTTCCCAGATGTTAATTTATCCCAAGATTCTAAAGCAGCAGGTAGGTTTACCACAAATAAAGGTGGTGAGTATTTTGCTGCTGGAGTTGGCGGCGCTATTACTGGTCGGGGTGCCGATTTGCTTATTATCGATGATCCTCATTCAGAGCAAGATGCCTTATCTCAAACAGCTATGGATAATGCGTATGAGTGGTATACTTCTGGTCCTAGACAGCGTTTACAGCCTGGTGGATCTATCGTTATTGTTATGACTCGTTGGTCTACAAAAGACCTAACAGGAAAATTATTAGCAGCACAAACAAACGAGAATTCCGATCAGTGGGACGTGGTCGAGTTTCCGGCTGTCATGAACGACAAACCTATGTGGCCTGAGTTTTGGAACATAAACGAATTAAAAGGCGTTAAAGCTTCTTTGTCCGAACAGAAATGGCAAGCACAATGGATGCAACAACCAACGTCCGAGGAAGGTTCAATTATCAAAAGAGAATGGTGGAAAGTGTGGCCAAAAGAAAAAATACCTGATCTAACGCATATTATACAAAGTTATGACACAGCGTTCAGTAAAAAGGAGACAGCAGACTTTAGTGCGATAACAACGTGGGGCGTCTTTAAGCCCGTGGAACACGGACCATTTCACATTATACTTCTTGCCATGCGCAAAGGTCGTTGGGATTTTCCTGAACTAAAAGAGATAGCGCTTGAAGA